GTTGATCCACTTTGCGAATTTGTCTATGGAATCGCACCACCATTCCGCATAGGCGGGCTGCATTTGCTCGATCTGTGGAACTTCGTTGCTTCCTGCTGGGCTTGCCGTAAAAAACAGCAAGCCCAGCGCGGCACATGCCGCTTTTAGGATACTCATTTCTTCCTGCGCGGAAGGCGCATTGTAACTGGCTCAGCAGCACGCATACGACCAACAATGACCATCACCGTGCCAACAAGAGCAGCGAGTGCCTGCAGAACTTCAACGCCCTGCTGGCCAATCGTCTTGATCTCTTCGGCTGAAATGATAATGCCAAAGACGCCAAGCAATCCGGGAAGGACGGCGGCCATCGCAGTAATGATGGCGCCCCAAACAGTGACGCTCTTGAGCCAGTATTTGCCTTCAGTGGGATCGTTAAAGTCGCTCACGTCAATTATCCCTGAATTTGTATCTTCAGTGTATTCCGGTATAACCGGTTTTGGTTGCGGTTCCGGTTCTGGTGCGGGTATCGGCGCGTTGTCATTGCTCGAATCAATGACGTAGCCAGCGGCTCGGATCGCCTCTTCAAACATGGCGTTGATGCGATTGGTCCATCCGCGACCAAACGTGCTCCAATTCTTAGAGCTGCGCAGCCTTTCGAGGCGAATATCTCGCATACGACGAAGAACCGTTGGCGGATCGCATTCCTCGGCGGCATTCAGCGTGATTGGTCCGATAATGCCATCAACTTCAACGCCAAGCGCCTCTTGTAGAACGCGCTTCGCAATGCTTGGACCATGCAAAACAGCCGTATCAAAAACGAACAGCGACAAGCCGTCCGGCATTTGATAGCACTTGCACGGTTCCCAATACATTTTCCAGTAGAAGTCCGCGATCTCTTCGTCGGAGATGTTGAGTAGCTGTTTCAGTAACTCTTGCTCATTTGCAGCGGTAAGCTGAACGCCCTTGTAGAAGGCATAATTCTTGAGCGTAATTCCGCGGTACGTCTTGCCGCCCGGATCATTTGGATGATCCGAATAGCCACCTTCTACCATAAGCACCAACTCAAGCGCGTGATCGAAGGCTGGATCATTGTCCCTATCAGCGTTCGGATCGTGAATTTCAGGTTCGCGATAGCCCCTGACAAGGGACTTGGGAAAAGCCTGAATGTTTACGCTGCCCTTCTGATTGCCGCCAAGCACGTAAACGTAACGGTCGGTTTCGCGAACATAGAAACCAACGTGACCCTTCCAGCTATTTGGATCAGCACCCGGACGATTCATAACAACAACGGTTCCGGGCTTTGGCGATTTAGTCGGCTTACCCCATTTCAGGTATGACTTCGCCACAAGAGATTTGGTGCTAGGGATTCCGGATCGCTCTAAGCAGGAACCAACGAAAGCGGCGCACCATGCCGTTTCGTCGTTTTTTACCCACGAATGTCCGACATCGCGGAAATATTGAATAATTTTTCGATTGTGTCGCTTTCCGGGAATGCGCTTTACGCCCATTTCCGACTTAGCGATCTGCATCCATTTGGGTTCGGCCATTGCTACGCCTTATCAAATTTCTATCAAGGTCTGTCTGGAGCCTATCGACCTTTTCCAAAATTGAATCTAATTTCTGTTCGATCCGGTATTCGATTTGTCTGACTTCTGATTTTGTAGCGGCGTTGGCATTAAGTGCGAAAACTCTTTCATCTAGGCGAACTACCCACGAAAGGAGGGCGCCAATCGCCGCGGCAAGGACGGAGTGAATGATGTTGTTTATATTCAAACCAGAGCCATTGCCGTTGGACATTTGTTTTTCTCCGGTTCAGGGAATTACATACTTTCTGCGACAATGTGTGTTCTATAGCCCTGATTTGAAAGCTGATGGGTTACGGCCTTTATTCGATATGAGCCGTCCACGTCGCTTCTAATTCCAGAAACGGACAATGATGTTTCTGCGCTTACGCTGGGATCGCCAACAATCGTAAACTCGCCAACTTTCTCCATGCGTCCATATGACGAGCTTACCGATCCGGCCATGTCGCGCGCCTGATCTTGTCCGTCTTCCGCCAATGGTGGGGCCATACCAGAAGCGGAGCCTCCACCGCCCCCCTGACTTTCACGCATGCGCTTTGCTTGTCCGCGGTCCCACCATTCGTTGAGACCTTCGCCGTAAGACATGCGATCCTGAAATGTAACGCGGTATTCGAGGATGTTTCCGGGATGGACAACACGCGCGCCACCTCCCATCGACTCGCCGCGTTTCTTCATAATGAACTGGCCGTTTTTGATTGTGAAAATCGCGTCATGACGCATTGCTAGGCGCGTCAGAAAGTTCATATCGCTTTCTTCTGTTTGCGCTAGCATTTTGAATTTCATGTTGGCCAGCGCGCCGGTCACGGTCGCGGATTTGCCGTGGCGGCTTGCAATTTGTTGGACAATATCGCCAATGCTCATATCCTTATAAGTGTACGAGCGTTGCGATTTAAGTTCGTCCGTGAAGTCAGCGCCACGACCTTGTATGATGAGCCGCATTGGCCAGCCGGTTGCGGTAACTTCATCAACGATGTAAGTTCCCATATCAACAAGGCCGGTTTCGCGATAGCCCATAGCCACCGAAATTTCGGTGCCGCGTTCTGGTATCTGAACGCGGCCATCGCGGTCATCAATTTCAATCATGCAACTGTCGGCGCGATTGCCTTCTTGATCGCAAACTTCTATCGCCAACAGCCTATCATTGATGTTCGCGCCGACTCCGCCAACAGTAACGGAGTAAGCCGGTTTCATCGTCTATTTCGCTGTTCCTGAAGTCGCTTATGCTTTTCAACCAGCGCCTTCTCTTTCTCAACATCCCAAAGTTTAATTGGATGTTTGTTGTGAATTACAACGTCCGGAAGGTAGATATTCAACTGTCCGGGAAGATGTTCTGGCTGGTCACAAAGGCGATAATTGAACGGGTGCTGATGTTCCAGCACCGCCTCAACGTAACCGGATGAGCTGCCGTAATACTTCCAACAGATGTAGTCCAGCATTTCATCCGGTTTCGTAAACCAATAGGAGTCGGCCATTCTTATGTCCCAATTTCTTCCGATCTGATTCGTGGGAATAGCGGAATTTGGCGGGCATCGCTGGCGTAGCCACCATCTGGACCATAAGCGGCCAACTCGATTGTGAACTCTACCTTCTGAGGCCGTCCGTCCTTAAAGAAATAGGACTGGACATCGGATATGTTTGTAATGCACCAAAGGCCATAGTATCGACCAAGGTGACTTGCCACGCCGCGCGGAATCCCCTGCATCGCCTCTTGACGCATCTGCTCAAGCTGAGCGAAGCCTTGATCACCACGTGTGCGTGGGTCTCTAGGATAGATGATGCCTTGAAGTGTTACGGTTTCGACGCCGGGACCGAGCCACTGAAGCGCCGGACGGCGCCCAATGCGCGGCTGCGGTTCCCAGCGATATTCGAAACTACGCTCCAAGGACTGATAGTTGAGGCCAACAATCGCGAAGCGATATGGGCCAACTCCCATAAGAACCTCGGGCATTCATTACCTCTGAGCATAACCGGGTACACCGTCGTTCAACGCGTTGTTCAGCGCACGTTTGACCTTTTCCGAGAACTGAGCGCCGATTTGATCTGAGATCGCATCAATGTTCGCCGGACGATTGATGTTCATTCGTACGCTGATTGGCGCATTGACGTTGGTTTGGGCGGTTTGATTGACGTTTTGACCGCCCTGAGTCATCGTGGCCTGCTGACGCTGTTGTGCCATAGAGCTACGTTGCGCAATTGTGCCGTATTTCTTCTGCTGGAAGACATTATAAGCCGAGTTCCAATGTTGATCTGACATTGGGTATGGCCTACCAGCTTCGTGATGGGCCATCGCCTTGGCTAGCTGAATGAAACGTGGACTCTTGAAGAATTCGTCCGTAAGCATTTCATTTCCGCTAAAGCCGTACCGGCTCAGCATCTTCATGTAGCTAGCGACATTATTTCCACCGGACCATTTTCTGATGGCCTGATGAAGAGTTTTACCCTTATAGCCGCTGCTAGAGAGAAGNCCGAAAAGCGCAGCGCCGCCTTCCACCGCATTGTCAAAAGTTGCAATCCGGTTGTTTTGGCCGTCTCTAAGTACGGAACTGCCTTTAGCACCGTACATTGCGGCGATTGNGCCCGGCCACATTGCGCCCGGATTGTTGTGTCGGATTGAGGCTGGTCCGCGTGTTCCGCGGAAGTCCGGGGCACCGGCCATGCTCATAGCGGCTGGNTGAACCTGCATGCCGCCTTGAGTTGCCGCGGTAGAAAGGGGATCGCCCGGCTTCATATTGCGCGGAATGATGTAGGCGCTTCCGTCCGGATTGACATGCAACTTGAGGCCGCCCGGAGTGCGCTTCATCAAGTCCAGTAGGTGCGCTTTGAACTTCGGCCACTGGCTAGGATCAATGGCAATGCATCCGGCACTGTAGAGCTTATCAAGTGTTCGTGCGCTGTGAATCAGGATGCCGCGACGCATGCGCCCGGCTTTTGGATCGAACATGTCCTGAACTTCGAATGAGTTCCGGACGAAACGAGGATTGTTCGACCACGTGCGAAGGCCGTTGATATTGTAGGAACCGAACGGGATGGAACCGGCCCCAGCCGGACCAGTGCCGTAGCGATACTTAACACCTTCAACGTCTAGAAGGCCCTTGTAGTAACCAGGGCGTTGCATATTCTGTGCGCGCGACGCCTGTATAAGGCGCCCGGCCATACCAGAAAGGCCGGTTGCGGCATTTGCGTTCGAAAACGTCCCATCTGGCGGAGTTAGAACACCGGATGATCCGCCGCCGGAAGAGCCGCCGCCTAAAACGCCACCACCGCCAAAGGTTCCGCCTCCAACGCTCCCTCCGCCAACGGATGAGCCAAAGGAGCCGAAACCACCGCCAAATGATGCTGGCGTGATGACGCCGCCACCGAATCCGCCGCCTCGCATAACGGCATTCATTAGGCCGCCGCCGGTGCCAATGCCTCCGCCAAATCCGCCGCCACGGCGATTCCAATAGGCGCGATGCAAGAGATTATTGGCTCCACCACCCCTAAATGACTGTGGATGAACATTTGATCCGCTGTTGGGGGGTTGTGAAAACCACCAATCTTTGTTGAACCATTTGTTTGAGAAAAATTCTCTAATCGACCTGCCAGCGTTTTGTGTAGACTGGTGAAATGAATCTAGCTTTTTGGCGAGCCAATCAAGCCAATTGCCAATAGTCTCAAAGCTGCTTTCAAACCGTTTGGCCCATGCATCAACGTCATCAATAAATTCTTGCAGGCCAATAACAATATGTTTTAGTGTGTTTTCAAGAGTTCTGCCTATAATTCCGCTACCAAGTTTGGCTGGATTTTGTTTATCAGAATATCGAACTGCGAATAAAGATTGTCGTGTTGACGGATGAAGTCTCTTTCGAGTTCCGCAACAGCGTTCGGATCAAGCGCAATCTTGTAATATTCTAGCAGCTTTTTCGCAGTTTCCGGATTGAGCAGTTCCCTGATCGCCCCAGCTTGTACTCCAAGCTGAGCTAGGAATGCTTCTCTATGGCCCGGACCAAGCTGGTATAGGCGAGTAATGAGACGAATCATCGTCTCGAAGCCGCCCGTAGATAGGGCAAGCTCTTCATTCATTTCCGCCACGGAAGCGTAGCCTAATGAGCGGGCAAGCATACTGCCCTTTTTACCGCCCGCATATACGCTCTGGCGGAGTCGCTCCATGGAGGAAACTAGGGACTGAATGCCGCGGCCACCTGATTGTCCAAAATCGGACTGCATAAGGGCGCCAAGCGCGGCGATTTCCCTTACGTTGAAGCCTAATCCCTTGAGCCATGCACCACGCGACGACATGAAGCCCAAAAGGCTTTCTTTATCAATATTGCCGCGCTTGCCGAGAAGGTTTGCGGACGCCATAAGCTCTTTTAGCCACCGGCGACCTTGGTCGGTATCAAGGTTTTGGCCAAAAAGATTGGCGATTTGCCCCCATTTGCGAGCGTTGCTAGGGCTGCCCAATTCGCCCATATCGAGCAGCAACTCAGAAAGTTCCTTTACGGACTTTCTGTTTTGGGCGCCAATGGTAATGGCGTCAGTGATCGCTTCAGTAATTCGCTCAAACTTTTCAGGGCGCGAACCGGCCACAGAAGAAACTAGGTCTTCCCATTCCTTGCGGAGTTTGTTGGCGCGTTCAATGGGAAGGTCTAGGGCATTGGCAATTTTGCCAAATTCCCGCTGGAATCTTGCTGCGGCTTGAACGGAAGCAACAACGGCACTAGAAATTGCGGCGGCCACGCCAGCCGCCGCTAGGTCAAGATTCCTGAAACCCTTCGAAGTTTTTTCAAGGTTTCTGTTTACATCGCTGGAAAGCTTTTCGCTTTCACTTTTGATTCCGCGAAGGGATTCACGGATATTATTAGCAGTTTTTGTGACGTTATCTATAAGATTGGCGACAATGCGAACATTAAAATCAGCCATTCCTTCACCGTGAATCCAACTTCATTTGGTGCAATTCTCGGGCCGTATAAGACTCTTTTGGAGGTGGACCGACCATCATTGGCGCGTTAGCCGCCAACGCAATTTGGCGGTCCACTTCGTAGAATTTCAAAGCGTGTTTGTGAATAATCAGCAGTTGTTCCCAATCGAGATCGCCCAAATCTTTAATTCCGAGTGCCGATACGCACGCGATCTCTGTTACGAGGATGAGGGCGAGGGCTGCTGATTGTCCGTCCGGCCCGTTTGGAAAAAATCGCCCATCACCTTTTGGATTTCCTCAAAGTCCTCGTAGTCAAGCTCATGAATTACGCCAACGTCAACGCCAGCGGATGCGGCCATAAGTTCAGCCAACATAACAACAGGACTGGCGTCTGGCTCGATTTTTATATTGATTAGGTGCTTGACCTTCAGCTTACGGAACGTAAGCTGGGTATACTCTTGACCAGCAAAAACAACAGGTTCTTTCAGCTTGTAGGTCTTTTGTTGAAGGCTCATGGACGATATGCCGGGCGTAGCCGCCCGGCCTCTAGTTGTTGAACACTAAGGGTTAGGGTTAGAATGCGAGACCAAGCGCGATGCGATCATCTTCAAGTTGATCAACGCCACCAACGATGCGGCGCACGTTTTCAATATCGAGTTCAATCATAACGCGGTCACCCTTC